GCAATAAACTCGGCTGTTCTAGCAGGTTGTAAGAATATTTGTCCATACATAATATTTCTATCTATTACATCTGGAGTATTATTCGTTTCATCCATTACCACCCTAAAAGCATTTAAACCACTTTGTGATTGAACCTGTTCTAAGAATGGCTGAGCTATATTCAAGAATCTTCTTCTTGTTGCCGCTGTATTTTGTTCAAATAACAAGAATCTCGAAGAACTTGCAATAAACTTCTTAACTCTAATTAATAGTCTTCTTACATTGATTCTATCTAAAGCACTTGCTTTTTTCTGTAATGTTTTTTGTCCAAATACAGTTACTCCCTGACCTGGGAATGTTGCAATTGGATTCATACTTGAATCATACAATGTATCTCTATTAGACTGAGTTAGTTTTCTTTCAGCTTGAATAGCAGTTGTGATTCCACCACGATTCAATCCAGCAGGAGCGAACCATGGTTGAGCGACTTTGTCATTAAATGCATAAATTCCACCTAAAGCAACTGATGGTGGCACCCAAACATTTTTACCAAGATTTGGTTCTGGTATTTGAACCCAAGGCCAATACATAGCTGCATAATTAGAATCGTGAGCTTCAGAACGACTTTTAGCTGTTGATACCGACGACCCATAAGCAACAGGATCTATAATAACAAAACAATCACCCCTATCTTCACAAACATCAATAGCTTTAGTAGCTACAGCACTATGATTATTCTCAAGAATTCCAGGTAATAAAAGTAGATTAAAATCATACTCATCTTGGTTTGATAACAAGTTAAGTGCTTTTGTATAAGCAGTTTTACCTTCATCAGCTGTTTGAGGATTAAATCCTTGTGAATTAGTACCTATGTTATTATAAAAATCATATACAGTAGTGTTAGATGAAGCATGAGCTGAACCAACTGCATCAAATCCAGCAAATCCATCTGAACCTCCAGTAAATGAACCACTGTTTGGTCCTGGTAGAGAAGCAGAAGCTGCATTTACTCTTACATCACCATTTTCATCTAAATAATCAACTGTTTGTTTAAGAACTTCAACCCTTACATGTTTTGACATATTTGGATATTCACCAGTATATGTTATATAAGGTTCTGATTCTGTTCCAGCTATTGAACGATAAGAATCACCAACAACTTTTGCTAAATAATTAGTTGAATTTGGATCAAGAGTACAATTATTGAAAGTTTCCAGAACTTGTTTTCTTTTATGAGTATCATCACCTCTTCTAATTAAAAAAGTAAATGTTCCTTTAGACTGATTAACATTTGAAACTTCCCATCTTAGATTATGTTTTGAACCTGATTGAGGGATGTTTCCAGTTGAACCTAAAACTCCTGGATAACCGCCTTCCCCTATAAAACTTTTTTGAGCAACTGCAGCTGACTCTGAAAAACTTGCTGAAAAGGGCACCATATTATTTAATACTGATCCATCTGATAAAGTATGTATTTTAAAAGATGAATTAGATAAACCCCAATCCACAGAAGTTGCACTACCACTATAATGAGGTTGTGGAGTACCATCACCAATCGCATTAGGAGATTGACTACTTCCTGTTGGGACGAATGAACTCGCTCCCCCAAAAGAACCATCTAATATTCTGACAACTGTTAAACTGTCACTGTGTTGTAAATATTGTTGAGCTGCTAATGATGTTAAGTAAGTAGTATAACCACTAGCACTAAGTTGAGTATCACCAAATATTTCTACGAATTCTGCATATGAAGTTACCGTAGTTGGAAGTAATGCAGGACCTTTTACTGTTGGCCCTACAACTGCAGCACCAATTTCAGCAATAGCTGCTGGTAAAAAGGACTGATCTATTTCATCGGTAAATACACCTGGAGATATAATTTTTTCTGCCATTTAAACTCTCCTTGTTTATGTGAGTTAATTAATTAATTTTTCTGATAAAAGATTACGCGAATAGAGAATATTTATCATATATAAATATATGATTTTATCCCAAAACGATAGTATTTATAATTTTTTTTTAAGAATTATTCTTAGTAAAAATACCAGTTTCTGGATTTAAAGTTCCCGCACCATATTTTTTATTGATTTCATCGAGAAATTTTTGCTCAGTTTCCTGATTATTTTTAAATTCCTCTTTTAGAGAATTTTCTTCGTTATCCATCCGTTCAAGTTGTTGATTAATACCTATTCTAGCTAAAGCTAAAGATCCAAATTTATCTTGAATATTGAAAAAGTTATCTTGTATTTCTTTAACTTGTTTCATTTCTTCTTCTGTAAATTTTTGTTGATTTTGTAATTTATCAGCTAATTTTGATTCTTCTGTCATTTATAACCTCCATTGTTAAGTCATATATAAATATATATTATTTTTCCAAAACCTTAAATAATTTTTTCGGAAAGAGTGATTCTAGATTTAGTTATTTGTTTTTTTACATTTGATTTTTTGTTTGTAACAACTGAATTTAAATATTCAGGTAATAAATAAGCTTTTGTTATAACACTAAATGTCGATTTAACAAATCTTTCACCATCAACAGTCATTTCTGAAGCGTCAGCTATAGCATCAATTGTACATAAAAATTTATATTTTTCTGATTCACCCCAATAGTTATGACTTTGATCTACAAATGTTTCAACTAATGGATTCATTTGTTCTATAAAGTTTGTCCATAAAATAAATTCATATGTTATATCATTAAAATTTGGCATACTTGTAACTATGTGCTCTTGAGTTGGTTGTATACCTGTTTGTACAGAAAATCTATCATATTGATTATCTTTACTCCAACTTGAATTTCTCAATACATTTATATGCTGACTTCTTACATCGTGTGGAAAGGATTGTCCTGATAAATCATTTCTAGTAATATCAGTTCTTCTTAACATTATTAGTGGTAATATAATAGAACCATTTTTATCTCTCATCACTCCTCTTTTTCTAACCGCTTTCCATCTTTCTTCGTTACCATACATAACATTTACACCAATAGTTTCATTTGCTTCACTAACTTTTGGTTTAATAACATTTTTTACATAACCTAAAACAGCTGAATCTACATCTTTGAGAGTAATTGCGTAATTATCAGCATAATTATTTCCAGGAACAATGGTTCTTGGTGAATTACCTCTAATCGTTGTGTCTTTTGTTGATACTTGTTCAGCTCTATTAATATTAGAACTAGCAACTACTTGTTTATTTGTTATTGGTTTAACGGCCATTTCTTCTTCTCAATTTTTTTAGTTTGTTTAATTTATTATTCACTTTACCTTTTACTTCTTCTGATTTAATACTACTCATATCAGCTTTACCAATTGCAATTTCTTTTTTAATATCTACTTCAATGGCTTTTGTTCCTGTTTGACTTGGTGAATCAAAGTTGTCTAATTTATTCATCAACTTACCCATCATTTGTTCCATTTGTAAATTACCATTTGGTTCAGGTGTGTAGGTATGTTTTCTTTCACCATAGACATCTTCGTCTTCTTGAACATTACCACTTACTTCAACCACTGGTTTAGGGTCAGGTTTGAAATTAGGATTACTTGTATCATATTTTACAATTCTTTTATTTGTTATTTGTTGAACTGCCATTATTAATATCCCCCAATTTCTTCCCAAGTTGGTATTCCTGAAACCCATCCTCCTGAATCACCTCCATCATATCCATGTGAATCATTAGTTAATAATCCATGATATCCGTATGGACCAAAATCTTCAAGACGAGTTCCACTACCTTCATTGAATTTCCAATATGCTATAAGATTACTTGTACCTGTATGGTTATAATTAGTTCCACCATTATATACATTTCTAATAAAATCAGAATCTTTAACTCCTTTGTAAATAGCTACTTCATCAAGTCCACAAGCCCATCCGTTGTTATATGAAATGGTTGTTCCTGAACCTCTTACTGCCCTCATACCAAAAGATAAACCTTCATCTGTTGTTTTTCTATTACTTGCATCCCAATTAAAATCTCCATCGTTAGAAGCTGGCCCAACTCCTTCACCTCGTAATTGTCTACCATTTAAATATACTCTACGATACCTTTCACCAGCTGAAGCTGCTGCATGTCCTGTATATGATACTGCGATATGATACCAAGTACCATCTGTTTTCCAATCTGTTCCACCATCAAACAACTCATTCATTTCAGCTGAAGTAAAACCATCATTTGCATTTTCTCCAACTACTGCATTATTCATATTTTCCCAAGAAGTTTTAAATTCATTTGAAGCTATCCCAAACCACACCTCTGATGCAGACAACATACCAAATTCAAATCTATCGTGTCCACCAGATTTCCATCCAAGTGCAAACATTCTATCACCTGTTTCATCTGGTCTAACCCAAAAAGATATTGTAAATCCATCAGTTCCAATTGAACTTCCTTCTCCATCATAGTCGTGAGGTTGAAAATCAGTTGCTACTAAATCTCCTCTTCTGGTATCAGTATTTGTATCACCAGTAAATGATAAGATATAATTTTTAGTAGCAACAGTAGGTACATCCCCACCTCTGGTTCTTTTTTTGTTTATATAATTTATTTTTTTATCTATTAAATCATTAGTATCTTCAAATACTTTTCGTGCTATACTTTCATTTATTTGAAACAGATATATATTTTCTGGTGTTTCTAACCACTCACCCCAATTTAATTTTTTATTACCTTGTTTTTGTCTTGATACTTCAACTAATATGGGAATTAACTTTGAACTATCTACAATACTCATTGTTTTAATTTTGTCTTCATAGATTTTTTTTGTATTTGACGCAATTGTATTTTCCATCCATTTTGAATTATTTATCTCTTCTAAAAGAGAAGATTTCTCTTTTTCTAAAGTTAAAACTTGACTAGCTAAATCATAAGCTTCTGATTCTAAATTTTCTATAATTCTATCTTTTTCTTTTAATTCTTCTTGATGTTGATTTTTAAAAGATTTTAAATTTTCTATACCATTATAATCATTAAATTTATTATTTAATGTTTCATGAATTTTTTCTTTATTGTCTGCTTGTTTTTTATTAACAGAATGTCCAAATCTTTCTTTTAATAAATCTAAACTCATTATCTAGGCCTTTCTTCTATTTGTAACGATGATAATCTTGCTCTATGAGCAATAGCTTTAATTTGATGTTTAAAATTTTGATGTCCCGCCACCAATTGAGGTTCAGTAACACTATTCATTTCAAAATAATGTCCATTCCAATCCACAATGTCACCAATTTCTGGAAAAAAATCTTCTCTCTTTAAAGTTTCTCTATGAAAATACATTTCAATTGTTGTATTTAAATCAGCTCCAAACTCATCTTGTAGTATTTCAGGTTCAACATAATTAATTAAACAATTAACCCTAAATCCTTTGTCATAATATTTTGTTGTGGATTCTCCATACATATTTTCTGATGTGTCTTCAACTGAAATTTTATATATATCAACAGTTTGTCCGACAATTTCATCAATCAACTCTTCATTTACGACATTGATAAAATCAATTTCTTTTTGAGGAACAAAAAAAGGTCTATTTGTAGGTACTGTTGTTTTTTCAGCCATAATCTTATCCTATATAAATACCAAGAGGAGCTTTATTGAGAACTTGTTGATTCGCTTCAGCGACCTCTTGTTCTTTTCTAGATGCTTCTGATAATGAAACAGATTCTAAAAATTCTTTTAATTCATCTAATAATTGAGTCTTTTCTTCTCTACCCTCCGCTTTGAGTGCATCACCATCCATTGTCACCTCACCATTTGGAAGTGGCATTGAAGCATATTTACTTCTGATTATTCCAAGTAGTTCTTTTGATAATGCCAAACAATACTTTCTTATCCACTGCCTTCCACTGGAATTTATTTCTGAATATGTAATAAACTTATATGGAGCATTACTTGGATCTGTTACCTTACTATTTGTATATGTTCTTGTTGTTGATTCTTGGTCTGAACGAACATAGTATTGAAAATATATTTTATCACCAGCATCTTGTGATTTTGGGATAGGAAATATTCTTAATTCGTTATTTACTAATTCAAAAGAATAGTTTGACTTTCTTACTTTATCATTTGTTTCAATCGCTTGAGCTCGAGCTACATCATAAGATATAGGTCTTAATATAAATGATACAGCCGGTGCAACATTTCCCATACCAAATGCATCTAACATTTGTCTTTGTTCAAATGAACCCGCGAATGGGTCATAAAATCTTGTCATAGCTGCTGGGCCGTGGTTAAATACTTTTTGTATCTCTAATCTTTTTCCTATATGAGAATCAGGTATTGAAGCGTCACTTTGTAAATCATAAGTTTGTTGTGAACCAGTTAAAGTTATTGAGCCTGTATGTAGTGAAATACCACCTCCAACATTTACAGCTTCACCTTATTGGTCTGATAACATCCAAGTAGTACCCATATGAGGAGATATCGCTTCTTCTGAACCCATAGAGTTATAAGTTGAACCACTTTCTCTATTACTTGAACCGTAATGTTCCCACATCCAATTTTTCATATTATAATGATTTATTTGTTGTGAATACTCCGAAACAGATTCTTCGTAAGTTGCATAAATTGAACCACTATTCATTTCAAGTTGCATAACAGGATGTCCAAGTTTACGAGCTACATATTTAGTTATTTGTAGACTCTCGCTTATAAAGGATTTATCACTATCATATATCCCAAATGGTGTAGAACCAGTAATTTGATTTATATTTGTCGGATCTTCATATATATAAGAAAATTTATCTGCCATTGATTAATCTCCAAAAAAGGTATTATTTCTCATATATAAATATCACACTAAAACAAAAAAGGGTGAGAAATAAATCCCACCCTTTTAAGTTGTTTAACAATATTAAGTAATTAAATATTACTTATTAACTGTATTAAGAACATGTTGGAACTGT